ATTAAAGAAATGCAAGATATGATTAAGATGTATGATCAAAAGCCCCATAGCGAACCCAAAGTACACGAGTGCGACGCAAGGGACGCTTCATAGTAGCACCCAAGGCTGAGTACCCAACTAATTAACCTAAAAAAAATAAGTATACGTTATGACCAAAGAACAAATCCAACAGTTAGCCGAACAGAAGTTAAGCGGTTATGAACAAGAACACTTCGCCCTTTCAAGGCAGCACGTCATTGCCGCTATGGTCGAGATGTTTGAGGCCGGAGCCGCCGCTGCCTCCCCGCAGCTAAAATGGATTAAAGAAAAGATACAAGCTGAAATTGATAAAGCCGATGCCGATTATAATAGTCTGAATGAATTTGGGCGACACGCTATTGGCAAGGGCACTCTGGCAAGATCAACGGCATTGGAAGATGTATTGGAATGGTTAGAGGAAGTCCCGCCCCCGCAAGCTATCCCCGAACAGATTATTGCATGGCTGGATAATGAATTAGAGCAAAGTAAGAAGGAATTAAATACGGCCTTAGAGGAACAAAATGAGCAAAGGCATCGAGTAATGATAACATTGATAGCCGCTCTGATGCACGTAAAAGTCAATTCACCCTTAGCCGCTTTACAGGGTTCAGCCAATAATCAAAATACTAATCAATCAAAATCTTAAATCATGGCCGTATATGTTGACGCTTTAATTGACTATGGTTGGAAATTGGGGCCGAGTTGTCATTTATTGGCAGATTCAGAAGATGAACTTCACGCCTTCGCCCTGTCTATAGGAATGAAACGATCTTGGTCCCAGTCAGGCGATAGTCACGCTATGCCGCATTATGACCTTTTGGCAAGTAGAAGACGTTTGGCCCTCACCAAAGGAGCCATAGAGATTTCAAGAAAGCAATTATGCGAAAGGCTAAATAATTATCGGACAGCTAATTCTAATCAACAATAAAATACAGTCATTTATGAACATTTCACGTAGAAACAGATTAGACTTAAACCACCCTAAAGGAGTGATTTTAAATAATTCTAAAATATGGGCCTCGGTGGCCGACTGGTAAGGTGAATTCCCGGCAAGGGTTTTTATATCAGTTCGAATCTGATCCGAGGCTCAAACATTTTTACAGGGTAAAACTGTAAGAAATTAGGGGAGCGACTGAACAGAACAAATATACGATAAATAAATAAAACGTGCAACATTACCTAATTAACAATAAATAAAACAGTTATGAGTGCTTTTTGCAGTAAATATCCAAAATGTGGTTGTATTGGCATTGGAACAAAATGCTACGATGATTTCAGGGCAACTATTACGGCTGATGAAAATCTACCACCGTCAACAAAAGAGGCTTTAGCTGAATTAGTAAAGAAAGGAATTGATAAGCTCCGTAGCAACCAAAACTCTAATCAATAAAATAAAAATAGTATGAACAAGAGGCGAGAAAAGTTAGCCAATTACCTGCAATGGCTAATTACGCCACAAAACGAAAAGGAACAGGAAAAGTTTTGTAGGGTGGTAGATGATTATATAGAACTATCGCAACTCATCCCTTCTATGGGCGAAGCAGAACTCATCAAAGAAATCAATATTCAACTCAAACCTTATAACCTTCAAATTGATAAAGCATGAAAACATTCACCCGAAAACAACTTGTATCATTTGGCAATTATCTGCTATCGGAACAGCGCAAAAGCCTCTACGAGGGGCAAGAAGTGGAACAGCGCCTCTCACAGGTCAACCACGCAGACGTAGAAAACTGGCTGGATTTAGAGGCCAGAAAATACGAGCCGAAAAATCCGCCACCATCCAAAAACAAAGAGGTGGCTTAACTATACACCAACAACTTGAACCTTAAAACAGACAGTATGAACAAAATGTATAAAGACCTCCTTTTAGAAAAATACAATCTGGAACGCATTGAGGAAGATGGACTGGACTATTTAATTACCATCCGCCTAAAAGAAGCCTCCGATATTACCACCTTCTTTGAAACCTATGTGAAAGGACTGAATCAAAAAGGCGCTTCTTCTATTCAGTGCCCTGCTGGTTGTGGTGCTATTCCCCTTTCCGTGGAACAAAGAGAATTTACCCTTGAAGGTAAAAAGGTTATGTCCCCCTGTTTTGGTTATAAGTGTGAAAAGTGCGGTGAGGAGTTCACTACCACAGAGTCGGATACGTTTAGCCTTGTTTTAATCAAAGCCGCCGCTGCCTCCCAAGCTATCCCCGCTACTAACGACAAGGATTTGATCGCAATCGCCAGTAACCTATCAACACATACCGTACGACAAGTAATTGAAACAGAGGAAGGGGAGCTACAACCCTGTTGCGCCAATTCCTGCGACGGCTTTAAGTGCGAAAGCGGAAGTGTTCACTTAATTGACAGCCCAAACAAAGAAGAAGGGGATGATGTAGCCAGCGACAACAATTCTAATGGGGCTTCCGTTGCGTCGCACTCTTCAACGTCCGGTAATTCTATTGAGCAATACTTAAAGCAGCGAATAAAGGAATTAAACCAGGCTGATGCCAAATTCTGCCATGATCGGTGGGATAACCCGGCGGCGGATTCTTTTTTAAAAATGCTTTCGAGAGAAGAAAGCAACAAGGTCACATTTGCCCGGCAGGAATTAGAAACCGTTTTAAAAATGCTTAATCAATAATAAAATAAACATTTATGGCATCCAGCAAAAGAGAATTCTTTCACTTAGGCATTCACGATCAAAAGAAGCCCGACCTCGTCATGGGTTTACGGCGGGTGGATAGCGAAAAGATAGCGGAGTGGACACCTGAACAAAAACAGGCAGTAAAGGAATGGGTTTTTGACTGCGAATCCACCTTTAAGCGGTTTCGCAATGAAATCTTAAACAGTTTGAAAACCAATAAATAAAACAGTTTTATGACTTACACAATATTTCAAATCGTCAACTTTTTAGTAACCATCGTTTTAGTGTATTTGCTATGGAATAAAAAGTATGTTACTCATATTCATCTAACTACAGTTATTGACCATACCGGCAAGGTGTTGGCTAAAATTGAGAAGCCTTTGGATGATGTGCTCAATAGCGATCAGGAAGCACAAGCGAGCGTGGCAAGTAAAGCCCCATAGTAGTACTACCGCCGGTAACCAAATTAAAAACTTAAAAAAACTAAAAGCAATGGAACCATTAGAAAAGTCAATCAATCAAACCGACCAGGCAATTGACCTGGTCAAACAAACCATCGAGAACACCAACAGGTTAAAGGCAGAAAAAGAAGCGTTGAGGGCCGAAAACACCCGACTAAAGGAGGCGCTGGAACCGATGTTAACATGGATAAAAACTTACCATAATAACATTGATGTAAGTAATGAAAAGGAGTTGGGGCTTTATACAGCTTATCAATCCATTTTAGCCGCCCTGAACCCCAAACCCCTTTAAACTAAACTAATTTATGTGCCAGCAAGTAATCATTAACCGGGGAGAAATTGAGATTCAGACAGTCAGGCAATTCAGGGAATATTTTAAAACAGATACCATTGTTCCAGATGACGCTTACGATAAAATAGACGATGATTGTTGCCTTTGCCAAATTGATATAGGAGCCGAATTGAGAAGGTTAAACATCCCTCATAAATGGGATTTCATGGATTATTATGTAGGCCAAATAGACCAGATTGTAGATGATGATGTATGGCAATATGAGGAATGGAAACCCTGAACCCATTAGACAGCCTAACATTTAAACTAAAACAAGTATATGACAACAGAAGAAAGTAAAGTTATGAGGGAGGCCATAGCCCAAGATTTTGAGGCTATGCGAAAAATGCTATCCGACATTGAAATCAAATTATTAGGCGTTGACCCTGTGCAAGTGTGGAAGTTTTGCAGACCTCTGAAAGAGATGATTTGCGAGGCGTGGGCAGATGCCTGTAATCCCAATGACAGCTTTTTATTCCCTAAACTAAACAAGTAAACAAGTATGACTCAAGAAAAAACATGGCTCATTGTAAACTTCTATCACGGAGGCGCCATGATAGAAGCCTCCTTAAACTACAAAACAAAGGACTACTACCTCACCCACGGAAGCAACGACCGAAACGTAACCTTCGGCAACAATGGGGATGATATTCAATCCTCATTGGACAGGGTCAAATGCGTTACCGCCGCCCTGAAATTCATTAAAGAGGAATTATTTGTAGAGTAGAATCCCGAACGATGCAGTGAGTGACACAACAGACGCTTAATAGAATTACCGAACCCTGATACCAAAACAATACCTAACCAAAATTTAGTAAGAACCGCTTATTAGAAAACAATAAAAACAATTCTTTACAGCTATGAACCAGCAGACCACCGACTATGATCGTACTTTAGGCCATCTTTTATCCTGCCAGACCCAAAACGACCCGGACAAGTGGAGAAAACCCGCCCTCTCGGAAGAAAAGAAAATCTTATCGGATGAAGACATTCGAAACTTTATTATCAAAGTAGAAGATTCCTTAGACCTGCCTTTGGGTATTTTAAGCCAGCCGGGAAAGGGAACGGTTAAAGGCCACCAGATCCCAGCCGTTAAGCAGGCCGTAATCTACCACTTAACCCAAACCGCCAAAGTAAGTAAGACCACCTTAGCGCCCTTATTCGGGATTAAAAGGGAAAACGTCACCTACCACGTCCGGGAGGCCGAAAAACACCTCGCTACCCAGGATGCCCTCTTTCAGGGCTACTATAGTTTAATTCAGGACATCGCCGTATAATTTGCGTACAATTTAAGAGCCTTACTTATTTCCCTACCCCTGTTACTCTGACTACTTTAGTAGGACAAGCCACCAAAAAAACCACTTCCTACGAACAAACGAACGCCTTCTCATATAGCAAGCAATCGTAACGCCCAGTGTTTTTACACCGGGCATCCTCATTTTAAACCTACTATATGCTGGTATTAGACGCCCCCATAGCCCCAAAAGACTACGCCCTGATAGGCAAGCTCCACGCCCGTAATAACCCGGATGAGGCCAAACAGTTAATCCAGGGCTACCGGCAGGAGCAGTCCAAGGCCTTGGACTCGGATTTGCACAATCTGAACTTTTACTTTTTAAGCTATTGCCAGCTAAAGGGGTATCTGGCCACCGACTACATAGGCGCCATCAAAAAACGGGAGAAGACCGAGGCCCGTAAGCTGTTCATCGCTTCGATGATTCGGATCTTCCACCCCCAGCTATTTACCTATGATGTAAATACCAAGTCCGGTCTATCGGAATCCTTATGCATCGTATTAAGATTAGACTCTGGTGAGATGAGCAAAATACTGGAGGAGGTCACCGCTTACTATAACCACAACTGGCAGGACTTTTCCCAAAGGGTCAACCAACTGTCCACCCGGCTAATCAGTTTGAAAGACGGCTACCCATGTACTTTATTTGAGGAGGAGGCAGCATAATGGCAGCACCCAAAGAAAATACCTTTTGGAAGCTAAGGGCCAAACATGGCCGGGATAAGCTATTTTCTGACCCTGACACCCTTTTAAGCTGCTGTTATGATTATTTCGCTCAGTGCGACAAAAACCCCTGGTATAAGAACGAAGCCATTAAAAGCGGGGACAGGGTAGGGGAAACGGTAAAAGTGCCCACCCAACGACCGTACACCCAAACAGGGCTATTCATCTTCCTGAATATAGACCGTAGGACATGGGATTTATACAGCAAAAGGGAAGATTTTATTCCAGTCATTACACACGTAGAGGATGTTATATACACCCAAAAGTTTGAAGGGGCGGCAGTTGGAGCGTTCAATGCCAATATCATCGCCCGGGATTTAGGACTTAAGGAGTCCACGGAAAATAAAAACACCAATACCAACTATACTTCTGAACCCCTTACGGTAGAAAAGATAAAGGAGATCAACAAAGCCCTCGAAGATGAATACTAAGGTTTCAGAGTTGGACGTAAGGAAGTATAAGTGTCTTAGTTCTTTGTTATTCTTTACCCGCTACTTCTTTAAAAAGAGGTTTAACAGAAAGTTCGTCACAGGGGACCACCACCACCGGATCTGTGAAGCGCTGGAACGTGTGTTAAAGGGGGAGTGTACCCGGCTGATTATCAATATTGCCCCCCGCTTCGGTAAAACGGAGCTGGCGGTTAAAAACTTTATCGCCCACGGCCTGGCCTTAAACCCCGCCGCCAAGTTCATCCACCTGTCGTACTCGGATGATCTGGCGTTGGATAACTCAGAAGAAGTAAAAGACCTGGTGCAGGAGTCCTTTTACCAGGAGTTGTTTCCTGCGGTTCAAATTAAAAAGGATTCCAAAGCCAAAAAGAAGTGGTACACCACCGAAGGCGGGGGCGTCTATGCCACCTCCGCTGCCGGACAGGTCACAGGATTTGGAGCGGGTAAGGTAGATGAGGAGGAAGAAGAGATAGAAGAGTTCTTTGACAGTATTTCGCAAAAAGAAGGTTTTTCAGGGGCCCTGATCATCGATGACCCCATTAAACCCGAAGACGCTGATTCGGAAACGGTGCGCGAACGGGTCAACAATCGGTTTGATTCCACGATCCGCAACCGGGTGAACTCCCGAAATACGCCCATTATCATCATCATGCAGCGGTTGCATGAACAGGACCTGTGCGGCTATTTAATAGATAATGAGGGCGCAAAATGGGAAGTGTTAAGCCTTCCCTCCATCCGGGAAGACGGCACCGCCCTATGGCCCTTTAAACACACTTTGGAGGAACTGCGGGAAATGGAGGTCTTAAACCCCATAGTCTTTGAACGCCAGCACCTGCAAAACCCCAAACCCATACAAGGCCGGTTATACAAAGCCTTCAAGACCTATAAGGATTTGCCCCACAACGCCCTAAAAACCAAAGCGGTCATCGATACGGCAGACGAAGGGGCGGATTTTCTGTGTTCGATTGTCTACAGGCCTACGCTGACAGGATACTATATAACCGACGTGTATTACACGCAGGACGGCATGGAGGTCACCGAAGGCAGGACCGCCCGGCAACTGCAGGCCCATAGTGTGGAGCGGGTCAAAGTGGAGTCCAATAACGGGGGCAGGGCCTTTGCCCGCAACGTGGAAAGGATCAGCCGGGAGATGGGCAACACCAGAACTATGTTTTCCTGGTTCCACCAGACTAAGAATAAGCAGGCCCGCATCTTCACGCAGGCCGCCGACGTGCAGAACATGATCTATTACCCCGAAGACTGGGAGAAACGCTGGCCCTTATTTGCGAAGGCTGTAAAAAACTACCAGGCTACGGGAGTAAACGCCCACGACGACGCCCCCGACGCCCTGACCATGATCGTGGAAGAAGAAAAACCATCCAAACAACCTAAAAAGAACCTTTCAAACATAGCCCCATAATGAAAACAGAACGCTTACAAGAGTTACTTACCTCGGATACCGATAAACTAAAGGACGCCTTCGACCAGGAGGTGGGTGAAAAACCGGAGCTGGACACCTACCAAAAGCAGTACGAAGTGTCCCTGCACGACGTCTTTGACCCCGTAAAGCGAAAGGATAAACCCATCAAAGACGAAAACGGCAGCATCGTGGACACCAAAAAAGTAGCCCGTATTGGGGTGCCGATGCAAAAGATCATCACCCAAACGGCGGCAGCCTTCCTCTGCGGCAATCCCATTAAGTTGGTTGCTAACGCAGAAGAGAACACCGTAGAAAAAACACTATTAGAGGGCATAGAAAAAGTATGGGATGACAACAAGCTGGATTATAAGAGTATGGACCTTTCGGAAAAGATGATGTCGGAGACTGAAGTTGCGGAACTGTGGTACACCGAAGAATTGGAAGACCCCGCAGAGTATTGGGGGGAGACTCAGATTAACGGCAAGTTCCGGCTTCGCATGAAAGTCCTTGCCCACTCCTTAGGGGACCAGATTAGGCCCATCTTCGACCCTACGGGCAATATGATTGCTTTTGGAAGAGGTTATACCTTAAAAAGCGAAGGAAAGACGGAACAACACTTTGACGTCTATACCGACAAGTTCTTTTACCACGGTGTAAAGACCGACCAGGGCTGGACAGTCGACCCGCCCGTAGCCAACATGGTACAGAAGATCCCCGTGATCTACTACGCGCAGCCCACGCCGGAATGGGCCGACGTACAAACGGCTATCGACCGACTGGAAACCGTCCTTTCGCGCCACGCCGACACCAACGACTATTCGGGCTCCCCCATTTTGTTTACCTCCGGGGAGATCACCTCGCTACCGGAAAAAGAGCAGGACGGCAAGGCCATCCAGGCCGATGAGAAGGCCGACGCTAAGTTCCTCTCCTGGGACCACGCCCCCGAATCCATTAAAATGGAAATCGACAACCTCTTTAAAGTGATTTATGCCTGCACCTTTACACCGGACATCTCCTTTGATGCCCTAAAAGGGATGGGGCAAACCTCCGGCTTTGCGATGGAGTGTATGTTCATGGGAGCACACCTGAAAGCGGCCAAAAAAGCGGGCATCTTTGGTGAAGGGGTGCAGCGCAGGATCAATTACTTAAAAGCGGCGCTGTCCACCATTGACCTAAAGCTTAAAAAAGGAATTAGCTTAAAGATCAAGCCGCAGTTTGAGTTTTTCCTGCCCAAAGACATGGAGGGGTTGGTGAACACGCTGACCACGGCGGTCAGTGGGGGCATCATGTCCAAAGACACGGGGGTGCGCCAGCTGGGTATTGCAGAAGACGTGCAGGCAGAGCTAGCGCAGATTGAACAGGAGGCTAATAGCGCCGGGGCGTTAAACGAGATCATGAATCAAAACCAACTCTAAAAAAATAGCAGCATGACAATAGAAGCCCGGTGCAACGCAAACGATAACCCAAAGCCCATAGCGGCGGTTTTTATCAGCAGGTACATGATAAGAAAATATGGCATGAGAGAGGCTATTAATAGGTCTATACAGAAGTGCCATAATGTGTATAAGATGAACCCTGATTTTTCGGTGGGCGGTAAACTAAAACCAAAAAAGTAATGTTCACCTGTATACTCTTATTTATAGTGGTGGGTTTTGTAAAAAGGAGGGTGTATGGATAAACTCTGTGCAGGCGTCATCGTAGGCTTTTTAATGGGGCTGTACCTAGCCAACCGCTTCTACCACAGTGAGGGAAAGCAAAGGATTAAGACCCGCTACTACGGAAGGGACTGGACAGGCGAGCGGCAGTGGATCGAGCGCATTGTAAGTAAGCAGGGAGCCAAAAACGGGGATAACAACTAAAGCTATGCAATGCCTAATGAAGCGCACGATACCACCCCACAGGAGCAGATCGAAGAAGTGCTAAAAAAGCTATCCTATGAGAGCCTAAAGCTATGGCAGCAGGAACTACAAAAACAAAAAGATGAGAGCAACCCGCTTCGGAGTGGCATAGACGAAAAAACCGAAGGCATACCATAAAACTTAATCCATAGACAATATTGTTGAATAGACTTACCCATGCCTGAAGACCTCTTTAAAGACTTTGAAGCCCGTAACCTTCGCATCATCGCCCGCAATGCACAAAAAATTAGGGCCTTGTACCAGGGCGCTATCATTGAAATCTCCCTGGTAGGCGCGACCATCCGTCTAAAAGAGGGGGTGTTTAAGCTTTCCAAATACCCCACGCTGCAAAAGGTAGTGGAGCGGGAGCTAAAAAAACTACACGGCTCGATCTATGCCACCCTTATCAACTCCGTAAAAGAAAGCTGGGACCTTTCGAATGAAAAAAACAACCTCTTTGTAGACCGACGGCTGGCGGGTAAAAAAACCACCCGTAAAGGACGGCAGATCTTGTACGATCCTAATAAAAGCGCCTTGGACGAGTTTTTAAACCGTAAAGAAAAGGGGTTAAACTTATCCAAAAGGGTATGGAACGCATTGGAACCCTTTAAAACCCAACTGGAAACAGGGCTTGCGGTGGGCATTTCGGAAGGTAAGAGCGCCTCAGAAATGGCTAAGGATTTAAAGCAATATTTAAACGAACCTGACCGCTTATTTCGCAGGGTACGGGACGCGAAGGGGGAGCTCAAACTAAGTAAAGCGGCCAAACAGTATAAACCCGGACAGGGAGTGTATAGAAGTTCCTATAAAAACGCATTGCGCCTCACGGCCAGCGAAACAAATCTTTCCTATAGGCTTTCCGATGCGAACCGGTGGGCTAATTTACCCTTCGTAAAAGGCGTGGAAGTAAAGCTATCCAACCGCCATCCCTTCCAAGATGAATGCAACCAGCTTAAAGGGATTTATCCCCCTGACTTCGTTTTTGTCGGTTGGCATGTATCGTGCCTTTGCAGCGCCAGTGCCGTGCAAATCAGTGACGAGGAATTCGATCGCCACCAAGAGGCAATTCTAAACGGGGAGCCTTTGCCGGAAACAAAGAAAATAGCGGACATACCCGATCGGGCAAAGCAGTGGTTTAAAGAAAACGCTGAAAGAATCAACGGCTGGAAATCGACCCCGTACTTCTTGAAACTGAATCCGGAATATGTTGGTAAATTATTAAAATAAAGAACCCGCAATCCTTTGACAGATGCAGGCTTATTTGTAAGTTTGATAACCTTTATAATTTATGCTACACATGGACGAAATCGTATCATGTTGTAGCACTTTTTGTTTTAAGTCTATTATAAATTAAAAAATATGGAACAAGTAATTATTGCAGGACTTACGTTAAATGATTTTAAGCTAATTATTGATACACAAATACAAGATGCCGTATATCAGGCATTGAAAAAGTTTAAAGAGGAAGATGTAAAGGATAAATTATTAAGCCCCGAAGAAACCTGTAAACTTTTTACACCTGCTATTAGCATACCTACACTGAACTCTTACTGTAAAAAAGGGTTGATTAAAAAATATTATCTGCAAGGGCGTACGTGGTACAAGTACAGTGAAATCTTAGAAACATTACAAACTACGCAGCGTTACGGGAGGCAAAAAAGACTAATAAAGGCAATTGCTAACGGTAATATCAACGAATTAAAAAAATATATAAATGAATCAGCAAGTAATAACAACATTATCAATTGAAGAATTAAAGGAGTTGTTAAGCCAAATAGTTAGGGATGAATTGAAGGCAATTAAAGAAGAAGATTTTGAAGATAAATTAATTTCACAACAAGCAGCTATTGGTTTATTCGATCCGGAAATTAGTAGAGTTACATTTTACAACTATGAAAAACAAGGTTTAATACAACCTCATTACATAGGCAATAAAAAGTACTATAAGAAGTCTGAAATATTTGAATCTACTAAGAAAATAAAAAAATACAGTAGAAGTTAATCAAGGTAATATAACTACAAAAGACCTAATTATAAATGATATTATGGCAGATATAAATATTAAAGATTCTGAAATTAATTTAACCTCATTGCCGGTTGTTTTCGTTGATTCAAAGATGTATTTTTTAAATTACAAGGATTCTATAAACGAATTAGAAGATGGATTTGCAATGATAGTTATTAGTAACTATGCGACTTTAGCAAGGCTATATTATGTGTATAATGGGAAATGGGAGTTATTTAGTGATTGTGTAAACGAGGTGATAGATTTAATGAGGAGTTATTTCAAATCCATTAAACAGGTAGCCTTATAGCTCCTACACTATCCATTTAGCAACTAAATACACCTTCCCTTTAATCAATCAGGTCTACGAATACCCATTCGGATACCCCTGCTAATTTTTCAAACTTTACAAAGCGTTTGCGGTTCGTCTGTAAGTCCCTATAGGCCACCAAGCAGACACTTTCACCGGCTTTTTCGTAGATGGGTATGTAAAAACGGGCCCGTTCTGAAAGTTCCATTGCGGTTATATCACCGTAATAATGAAGCATACCCTAAAGATAGTATTCAGAGTTGTTACACCTGTGTAGAAGTTGTGTTAAGATTCCGTTGTAAGATTTCATCCCGAATCTTGGCCGCCTCTTCGTAGTATTCGTTTTCAATAGCTTCCTGTAAAAGATGTTTCAGCAACAAAGTGGGAATATCCGATGGCTTAGGGGTATAAGCTAATGAACTCGGCCAGGTATAAACCTGTGCATTCACTCTGGTTCCGGGGCATACGTCCAATTTTTTAGAGAATGGATAGTCCACTACCTGAAGGAAGTGGGGTAGCGGATAAATGATGTCTTCCACGCCAATCATAGAGCAATCCGCAAGGCCTACGGCTTCATACTCTAAAACCTTATAACCTAACGACTGCATGACGTTTTGAGGATGACCCGTATAGCCATCCCTGTGGGCTCCGATCCAATCGTAGCGAAGAACTTTCATAACTCTAAACTACTTATTTAACACCTCATTTCTGATTTCATCAATCAGAACTTGCATTTCTCTTGTGGAATTCATTTTTACGATTTTTAGCAGCCCTTCTATGTGCCGCCAATGATCCAAGGTTAGAACCACTAATTCAGAAGAAAAAATACAGTCCTTATTGCCCGTATATCCTTCTACTTCTCTTTTGTCAATCGTAAGCATTTGGCTTAAATCTTCAGATAAAGTTCGAGACATTTTATCTCTTACCATTCTTTCTGCATCACCATTTAGTGTCTTTACTTCGATTTCCGGTAGTGCGTATTTAAGTTGTTTTATCATACCTCTAATGTAGTAAAATATTACTTTCTATTCAACTTCCCTCTAAGTTGCAATTACTGATTTTATCCTCCATGAACTCCCTTCTAATTTACACTTCTAAATCAAAAAGTTCTTTTCAATTCTATGGTAGACAAAATCAAAGCACAACTAAAGGCGAAGCTACAGACTTTAGGTGTGAAGAACCTCTCCCAGGCAAGGATAGACGCTATAGCGGATAAACTTAGCTCAAAGATCACAGAGGAATCCCAAATCGACGAAAAGCTGGACGAATTAAACGAGTTGCACCCCTTCGCGGACATCGCCAAATACGATGACTGGCAAAGAACACAAGCGTCTAAACAACGCCAACAGCAGCAACAAGGCGGACAGCAGCCAAACGGCGGGCAGCAGCATTCCTCCAACGACGACGACCCCATGAAGGTACTCCTACAGCAGATGCAGCAGCTAACAGAAAAAGTTTCCTCCTTTGAAAAAGAGAAAACCCAGACTGCCCTGCAAAAGAGACTTCAGGAAAAGATGGCCGAAAAGAAAATTCCGTCCATCCTCTTAAAAGGTCGATCGGTGGAATCGGAAGACCAGTTAGACCAGGTCTTATCGGAGATCGAAGCCGACCACACCGCCTACAAACAGGAACTCGTCAACCAGGGATTTTCACAAACCTCAGCCCCTACCGGTTCATCAGTCATTAAGTCTAATGATAAGATAGATGCTGACATTAAAGCCGTGTTTGAAAAGAGCAAGTAACACTCAAACAAAAAAATAATTAACAATGGGTTATTTACAACCAGAAAGCACTTCAGCCGCCGGTTATGCCCCTGTGTTTCAGAATGTGTCTAAAGTAGATCAGGGCGGCTCCGCTCTGGTTTCTACAGGACTGTCAGGAACATTGGAAGCCGGAACTCCTGTAGGTGTCAATGAGGCTACCCGTAAAGCTACCGTTATTAAAACGGCTGTTTTATATGCAGATGCCACTAACACCGCTACGGATTATCAGGTAAAAAAAGGCCATCAATTTGTTGTAGGAAACTACTTCGCCGCCACCGTAGGCTCTAAGGCTTACGCAATCACCGCTATTGATACTTCCAATGATGATTACGATGTAATCACTGTAGGAACTACGCTTGGCGCCGCTTTAACAGCCGGTCAGGTATTCTTTCAATCTTCTGCCACCGGTGCCAGCGCCGCCGCTTTATTTGTTACTCCAACGGGCCTTATCCGGTTTCCTGTGGACGTAGCCACTGATGCACCCGTAGTATCTGTTTTAGACGGTGTTGTGTATGCAAGGCGGTTCGCCAATGGCTATCCCGATGCAGTAAAATCGGCATTGTCAAACATTATTTTCTCACAATCTTATTAAACCACCGATAAATGGCAACAGTTAAATCAGTATTTGGAAAATATGCCGAACGTTTGCAGACGGTTATCAACGAAGCTGCAACAGCCGGACAGTTCGCCACTCCGTGGTTTACGAACTATTTCGATTTCGGCCCTAAACAAAAATCTATCACCTACGCTTCGGTCATTGGCCGCAGCCGGATTGAAGCCGCCGCTTCTGTTATTGCCCGTGGTGCCGCCGCTCCTTTGCGTGGCCGTCAGGGGTTGGAAAAACTAAGTGGTGAAATCCCTACGATCGCTGAAAAGTTCTCAATGGACGAAAACGATTATCGTGCTGTAATGGCAATCATTGAGGATATGAGGCTTTCCGATGAAAGCCGAAGGGATGCGCTGGTGAAACTATTATTCAATGATGTAAAGAAGGCAGGTGAAGCCCCCGGTAGACGTCTGGATATTATGTGCCAGGAAGCCGTATCAACCGGCAAAATCACTATCAATTCAACCAATAACCCGGATGGTATCACCACGGCTGACATTGATCTTTTAATGCCTGACGGCAACAAGACCAATGCCGCCACCGTGTGGTCTACTTCCAACACCGCCACTCCCATCACTGACTTTGAAACGGTGGTGAACTACCAAAGAAACCGGGGTGTGGCACTGGCGAAAGTCTTGATGACTCCAACGGCATGGGCAGAGTTTAGAAAGTGTACTGAAGTAAAGGACTACTTAGGTTCTTTCTACGGAAAGACCAACAACAAAGTACTGGCCACTTTGGACGCTGTGAACGAGTTTTTGAATGCCAACCGCCTGCCGATCGTGGAGATCGTGGATAAATCCTACAACATTGAAAAGGACGGCGCTTACGTGAATTACCAGCCGTTCAGCGATTTGAATGTAGCCTTTATTCCTGCCGGTAAGTTGGGTATGATTCATAACGCTTACGCTTTGGAAGAAATGGAGCCGGTAGATGGTGTTAACTACGCCACCTTCAATAACGCTCTTATTTCCAAGTGGAGAGATAACGAGCCTTACCGGGAATATACCAAAGTTGAATTGAACGCTTTCCCTGGTTTGGATCAGATCGACAGCATTCATCTTTTGACGATCTAATTAGTTCTTTGATGACCAACAAAGAAGCCTTAATAGCCGCCTTACAGCTCACCGCAGACGACTCTACGCTTGAAAAAGCCTTGATCGACCAGGAGGTGACGGGAAGCGACACTTATGTAAAGGATAACGCAACAGCTATCGACCAATGTGCGATAGAGGTGTTACAGGGAATACTTTCCACACCAGACGTTTCCGAAGGCGGCTATTCTGTTAAATACGACAGGGATGCTGTAAAGGCAAGGCTTTCTTATTTGTTGGACAAAAACGGCTTATCCAATTCGCTCACGCCAAAGGTTAAAGACGCTTCCAACAGATGGTAAAACAGTACCCCCATACCTTAAAACTATCCGCCGCTGGCTCGGCCACGGAGGATGCAGAAGGTAACTGGAGTACCCCTGCACCAGCTCTTACTGAAAGGGTGTGTAGGTATGAACCATCGGACGGCAGAAACGGCGGTGTGATCCAGGCCGCAGACGGTGAGCAGGTTTCGTATAACGGCGTGGTGTATATGCCGCTTAGTAGTTCCATCGCGTTTGGCGCTACAGTGGAAGTATGGGAAGCGGACAGCGCAGGCTTAGAGGTCTTAAAAGCCAAAGGGACGGTGAAACGCTTTGACCGGGGACAGTTAAACCAAAAGGTATGGCTGTAACTCCCAAGTTCAATGCGGCAGACGTGCGAAAGCAGCTTTTAGAGAGAAAGCAACGGCTGGAACAGGCCACTCTTTTTAGGCTCCAAAGAGTAGGCGAAACCTTTATCACCAACGCCCGCAGTAACGACACCTACAAAGACCGGACAGGCAACCTTCGTAGCTCGATTGGTTATGTGATTTTAAAGGACGGGGTGCAAATAGGTGGGGCTTTACCTGGTAGTAAAGCAGAAGGGGTTGAAAAGGCAGAGGCGATGATTCGAAGGCTTACCGGGTTGGATCAGGTAAAAGGCTTTATCCTCTTGGTAGTGGCAGGTATGGACTATGCCTCCGCTGTGGAAGCGAAAGGCTATGATGTACTGACCGTTTCGGGAATCAGGGCCGCAAGTGATCTAAAAAAAGCACTGGAAAAACTAAAGGTATGAAAACGACACTAGATGTACTGACAATCCTTTATCAGTTGCTTTTGAGTAGTTCTATGCCTTCAGAGATCACCGGCAAGGTTCGCAAAGGAGAACGCCCGGCAGGTAGCACAAAAGAGGACATCGTGGTGAACACGCTGCCTATCCAAAACGACAACCTGCAACGCACCGTGGCTAATGTCAATATCTATGTGCCTTCCCTTGTGATCAGTGAGAACGGCATACAGACCGAAAAGCCCGATTACACCCGACTGGATGAATTGGTGGACATGATCCTTCCCATCCTAAAGGACGTACGCGAGAAGCGGGATTACTACTTAGAGTGGCAGCAGGTCTCTCAGCCCATCAAAGACACAGAGAGCAAAAGTTATTTCATCAACATACGTGTAGACTTCTACGCATTTAACGTGAATTAAAAATTTTTTAAAACAAACTAAAATCAAGTAAAAATGGCAACATACGGTAACGGTTTAACCTCAGTATCCTTTGCACCCATCGCCGGAGACGGCGGCATTGGCACCGCCTGGACTGAATTGGGCTCCACCGAGCAGGGCTCCATGAACTGGGAGGGCTCCGAGGGCACCAAGCAGGAATTTTTCATCGAAGAACAAACAGACCCCGTATTGGTGAAAACACAATCGGGCTCCAACACCATCACCTGGAACTGTCTGGACTTTTCGCCCGTTAAAATGGAAGAAATGTTTGGTGGTACGGTAACGGGTGCTGGTACGTCTGGCGATCCTTTTATTTATTCAGCGCCTGTGGGTGGGGTATCGGCTATCGAGCGGTCGCTAAAGATCGTCAACGGCGATGGCGACGAGTTTTTAATCGTGCGGGCTTCAGTGTATCCTACGTTTTCGGCCTCCTTTGCCAAAGACCAGATCGCCAAGGTAAAGCTGACCGCTACGATCCTTACGCCGACCAAGGCAGCCACCGCGTCTTATTCCATCAAGTACGCAGCGTAATAACTCTGACGACGTAAATAAAACCAAAGCCTTAAGCCTACCAAAAAAGGCTTAGGGCTTTTTTTCTTACAGTATGAACCAACTACAAAGCGCAGAAGACATTAAAAAACAGGAGGCCGCCGCCCTCCTGCAAAAGCCGGTCACGCTCACCATCGATACCCCGGCTAAAAACTGGTACGAGCGGCTTTTAGTCAAGCTAAAACTTAGGCAGGAAAAACGAATATTTCAGATCAAGCCTTTGGTCTTAGGCTCCCTGATTCGCATCTCAGAGCGGCTTTTATCCATTGACAAGGGGATGCTGACCCGCGAAAGGCTGGAAGACAAGCAGCAGTTCCTTTCCCTAAATTTTGAACTAATGCAGCGCCACGCTAGGCAGGTAGCGGAGATCGTAGCCATTGCAGTGACCAATCAGAAGAGTGAACCGCCCCAATCGCTTGTCAATTTCTTTTTGTACCAGCTTACCGCAAAAGAACTCTCACAGGTATTTTCCGTAGTGGTGCAGCAAATGAACGTCTCGGATTTTATAAGCTGTATAATCTCCATAATCGGCACAAACATCATGGAGATGAATCCAGAAAACCAGGGGAGTTAAATAGCCTCTGGCACCTTGTAGGGGGTGTGATTAAATATTTTAGGTTTTCGTATGACGAGGTGTTATGGACGGTGAGTTATGTGAATATCAATATGTTTTTGGCCACCATCCCTACGTATCACACAGAGGACAGTAAGGATCAGAAAGAAACCCAAGACCACGAAAAAGAAAAGGCAGAGATCAACCGGCTGGCGAATCTACCCACCAAATTACAGCGTAAAAACTTTTTTGAAAAAACCTAAAAACTATGGCAGTAAATATATCCGGCGACGAGGGTTCGCTGTTTTGGAAAGCGGGCATTGACCTATCGGACTTTGATAGTGCGATGAACAAGATCACCGACCAGATCCAGGCCTCTACCCAAAAGCAAATCCTTCTGCAGCAACAGGCGGCCCAGGGCCAAAAGCAGATCGCCCAGAGTATTCTGGAAAGTGCCGGACTCATCAAAGGCATGGATCGGGACGTGGACGCCCAGCTCAAAAGCATCGAAAACCTGCAACAACATATTCAATCGCTCAAAGGCCAAAGTGTAAGCCTGAACACGAAAGGATTCGATACTTCGGAGCTGACCGCCTCACTGGACACGGTGCTTTTGGAGATCGAACGGATCAAAACCACGCCGCTGGAATTAAAGGAAGGCAGGATCGATGTTTCGGGGATCGTTGGCGCCCTTACCCTAGTACAGGCGCAGTTTGATCGGCTTTCCTCCCAAAGTCTGCAGTTAAAAGTAGGGGGTATCAATACCGAATCGGTGGAAAAAGCCTTCATGGCCCTTCAGGGAAAAATCGATTCTTTAAACCAGACGGCTTTGGACTTAAAAGTAAAGGGCGTAGACACCACGTCCCTTACCACCGCCATCGAAAAGGCCAAGCGTGAGTTTGAAGGCTTAAAGGGGCTGACCTTAAATGGTACGGCTACTTTGGATATAACGGAGTTTCAGCGACAGTACGAAGCCTTACAAAAAAGCCTTGCGGTATTGGAAAAGGAAAAGATTGAACTGAAGATTGATGGCGTAGATACCACCCAGATCGAGAAGGATCTAACGGCCATCCGTACCCAGGCCGCGAGCATCCAAAGGCAGGCCTTAAAGATTCAGGTGGATGATGCTTCCCTTAAGACGTTGGAGCAGCACCTCGAAACTCTAAAAGCGCAGGCGGTTCAGTTTAAGGCAGGCGGCATTGACACTACGCAGTTGGATCAGGAACTATCTAAGGTTCAGGAAAAAATTGAGAAGATCAAAGCCCAACCTCTGGAACTAAGAACCGGAACGGTGAATTTATCCCCGCTCTCCCAAGCCCTGAATAACATATTGGAACAGGCGCAGAAGGTAAACGGCACACAGGTAGCGATTAACGTTCTGCCGGTAAATACCCAGAGTGTGGTAGGGTCTTTTGATGATCTTAAAACCCGTATTGACCAACTCCAACAAACGGCCATCGAGCTAAAAATAAGGGGCGTGGATACCGCCTCCCTTCAAGGGTCGCTGGACAAGATAAAGACAGAGGTGTTAAGCCTTGAAAATATCTCCATCAACGCTTCTGCTACTTTGGATGTTTCGGCCTTTGAGCGGGGCTACCAAGCGGTGTCAGAGGAAATAAAAGCACTTCAGACTCAAAGCATCGAGTTAAAGGCCGCAGGCATTGACACCACCACCTTGGATAGGGATATTACCACCCTTCGCACAAAGCTCCAAGGGCTATCGGGTGAGGTATTTACAGTTAAAGTAGACGACTCTTCGCTCCTGTCCTTAGAAAGTCATATTAAGTCCTTGCAACTGCAGTCTTTGGAGTTCAAAGCCAAAGGCATTGATACGACTCAAATCGATGCGGCTTTACGGGAGGTTCAGGGAAGGATCGACCAAATAAAAGCAGATCCCGTCGAGGTAAGAACGGGAACCGTAAACCTTACACCCCTGTCTACGGCCCTTCAAGGGGTGCAAAAGCAAATCGATCAGATCAGTGGAGAAGAAGGACTACAGGCGTTTTCGAAAAGAGGCACCCAAGCCCTTCAGACGGTCAACGAGACCATAGATCAATCGAAGCAGGAGTTAAAGGACTACCTTGAGACCATCCAGCAGTTTAAAAACGAGGGTATAGAGGTAAAGGTCAACCAGCGGGCACCGGACAGCCCCCAAAAAGCCCAACAAACCGGAGTGCCTTCACTGGATGACGCTTCCCTTCGAACACTCCAGGAGGCCAAGCAGGTCTTTGCGGAGATGGATGAGGAAACCCAACTTTTTATTAAAGAACTGGTCGAACTAGAAGGGCAACTGGAGCAGGTGGAAAAAGCCCAAAAAGCCCTCGACGACGAACAGGCCAAGGGCAACCTGTCCACTAAGCAATACACGGAGGCTACCCGCGCCTTGGCGGCCCAGGAAAAAAATATTGCGGACTCCATTACCTTAATCGGGCAACGCCAACGGGACTACGAAAAAAGCCTGGAACCGGTCATAGAAAAAACCATTTCCGCCCAACAGCGGCTCTCGCAGCTTAAAAAAGAAATGGCCTCTAACCCTACCTCCCCGATGTTTGAAACTTGGAAGCAGGAGGCGGCGGAACTTCAAGTACAAATCCAAGGGGTTAACCAGGAGCTAAAGAACGCAGCGGCCCTGCAACAGTTAAACAGCCGAAAGGATTCGTTAAGCGGCCTGCTGTTAACCGAAACAGATACGTCCAAACTCAAAGCCTATAAAGCGGAATTAGGTTTGATTGACACGGAGATCGGTAAACTATCCAATGCCGGTAAAGCGGGGTTTAATGCCGTAGGGGAAGAGATCGCAAAGACAGCCGTAAAAGGGAATTTACTAACCAAGGCATTTGGTTTTATCCGCCAGGCCGCTTTATTTATTCCCGGTATTGGTGTAGCTGGGATTTTTTCCCTGATCGGCGATAGTGTCTTTGCGTTAGTGGCTTCGCTGTTTAAAGGAGCGCAAGCCTTTGACGAGATCAAAGAAAAAATAAAGCTGTTTTCAGAGGTCAACACCGAAGCGGCCAAGCAAGCCGCCTCCCAGGTCACAGACCTTAAAATTCTTTATAAGACAGCTACAGACGTTAACAATGCTATGAATGACCGGTTGGCAGCAGTCAAAGCCCTAAAAGCGGAGTTTCCCGACACCTTTGCCAATATCAACAATGAGATCATTTTAAACGGGCAAGCAAAAGCCAGTTATGATGAACTTACTAAGTCAATCATTGAAAACGCAAAGGCTACAGCTGCAAAAGGCAAGCTTACAGACATAGAGTCTCAGCGCCTGGATATTGAGTTTCAAAAGAAGCAAATTGAAGACGAGGCGAAACGCCAAAAGGAATTAACCAAAGATAAAACGGTCATTATTTCCGGTAGTGGGGGCAGCTTTGCACAAGGAACAGGTGACCAGGTGGTAAAAGTCACCAAGAAGGAACAGGATGAAGAAATCGATGCCAAAGCGCAGGCGCAGATAAAAGAAAAGGAAATTGATGATAGGCGGCTGGCTGAACAGGCGAGTTTTTTAAGCAAATACGCAGGCGGTGCAGATGCATTAGCCAATGCCGTTAACAATGGAAATAAAAAGATCATTGCAGGATCGGTAGAAGCTCTTGATGCCCAAATTGCACAACAAAAAAGCCTGCAATCGCACTTTTCTACTACTTCCAAACAATACCAGGACTACCAAAAAACCATTAATAAGTTAGAGGCTGAAAGAAAGAAAATAACCGGTGCGTCCAAATCCGAAATTAAGGCTGCAGATGCTGAACAGAATAAAGGCTTAAGCCAACGCTTAGACCTGTTAAAACAAATTGCGGCCCTGCAAAGGGATGCCACACAGTCAGGATTGATTAAAGAACAATCTGAGCTGGATAAGATCAATGAAAAGTACGATGTTGCCATTCAAAAGATCAAAGAGTTCAACCAAAGTAAGGCGGTGCTATCGGGCAAGGTCGCCCCTATTTCACAAGACCAGGTGGACGCTTTAAACCAGGCCCGAGCGATTGAAGTGGATAACACCACCCAAAAACAACAGGCCGAAGAATTTAAAAAGAGCATTGAAGAACAAAAAGGAATTTTTGACGACTTTGAAGAGTATAAAAAACAGGTCGGCATCCAAAAGGCCAATGAACTGTTCGAGGCCCAAACCAAGGGGTTTGACTCCTATATTGAAATGCTCCGTAGCCAGCTACAAGAACTAAAAAACGACACGTCCATCGGCGCTCAGATCAAAGTCAAATTCCTCACCGAAACCCTAAGTGCAGCCGAAAAAGACAAGGCCAAAAAAGACCTCGAAGACCAGGCCCGCTCCCTTCAGGAAGTGATCTCGCTTACCCACACCTACAACCAAGACCGGGAAGCCATTGACCAAAAGTATTTTAAGCTCAGAGAGGCCTTAGAAAAGTCATCTACAGCAATGACAAAGGAGGAACTGGCAAAGCGTACCGAAGCCCTGAACCAATCCAAACAAGACGAAATAGACGCCCTCAATATTTCCTTTGTCAAGCAATCAGACATCTTTAAACGAATTGGTAAAGACCTGTTACTACAGTCCCGCTCCGAAATAGAGAACACCATCAAAGAAATCGACAAGATACTTCAGGAGGGTTCCTTTAAAGATGTCAATGGAAACATTATCCAGCTAACCCCGGAAATGAGAGCGCAGCTTCAAAACGCCCGTACCCAGTTAAAGGGCATGGTCGATGACTCTAAAAAAGTAGCAGATATTTTCCATTCGCTGGGGTCTTATGTAGGCGTGTTCAACAAAGGACTGGGTGAGGCGTTGGATTTGTTGGGTAATATGGTGAGCGCCGCCCAATCTGTAAAAGACAATATTAAGGCGTTTAAAGAAGCCCAATCTGAAAAAGGTACTACGGGTCTGTTGGATCAGATTAGCTCGGCAGCGGGCGTCTTTGGCGGCGTGGTGAGCCTTGTAGGCGGCATTGCCAAGGGTATTAGTTCGCTGTTTGGGGAATCGGAAGAAGAAAAGCGCCGGAAAGCCGAATACCGGCAGTTTTTAGAGAACATCTATACAGGGGAATTCCAAATCAACCAACTCTACCGGGAACGGGAACTGACCCAGGTACGCTTAAACGATCTAAGGCTACAAGGGGCGCAGCAAGAACTTTCGGTCCTGCAAAAGCAAAAAACGGAGATTCAAAAAGAAGCCGACGAGGTCTTACAAAAACTGCAAGGCGAATCATTTAAGGCGACTAAAGAGCAGATGGCCCAATTTATCAAGGACAACAATTTAGGCGCTTTTGACGCCATTAAGCTGTTGCAATCCGGGCAACTCCCGCTGGCGGGCAAGACCTTTGAGGAACTGGAAAAGCTCAATGCCTTCGGGCAATTGCAAGGCACCGCCAAGACCCTGTTTGATACGCTACAAAAGTTAAAACAGGAAGGCATAGACGTCGAGCAGGCCATGAAGGATTTACAAGAGCAGTTAAAGGTGGATCTAACCGGCGGGGCTACCAAAGACTCGATAGCCGACTCCATTGCCGAAGGATTTGCACAAGGAAAACGCTCAGCCGCTGATTTTGCCGATACCTTTAAGGAGCTGATGCAAAAAGCTGCTTTAGCTGCCCTGAAACTGCGCTTCCTAGATGAACCCTTAAAAAAGTTCATTGAGCAGTTTCAGGATGATGTGACCAGCGGCGACCAATTGGACGCCTCCGAAGTGGCTAACCTAAAGGATTTTTGGGATAAGATCATTACGAATGCCTCTAATGCGATGGACCAGATCCAAAAGATCGCGGGCATTGACTTTTCTTCGGTTACGGGTAGCAGTGGCGCGAATTCTTTGCAAGGGGCCATTAAGGGCATTACCGAAGATACAGCGGAACTATTGGCAGGGCAATTCGGGGCTATGCGCTTAACGGCCATCGAGCAGTTAAACGTAGCCATGCAGTCCCTGGATAGGTTAAACCAGATTCAGAACAACACTTTTAACACGGTAGCGGAGTTAAAGAACCAGACCGCTACAATGGTAGAGTATTTCCAAAACAAAGGGGTGAAGATCGCGTAAAAAAACTACCACAATCAGGATCAATAATCCACCATCTTGCCGTTTACCATTTTTATGGATGGTGGATTATTTACTAAAGCAAGCATATTCTTTATTAGTGAAGTATTGGTAACGTCTAAGTCTATCTGCCCCTTAGAATGGGAGAACCGTATAGACTTTATTTCCTTAGTAAACAGAGGATCTCCTGGGTAAATGGGGAAATACAGTGCAGCGGTTTCATTTTTACCGTAAACATCAGCCTTCCCTTTATGGTGGTACTGTTTTATCTGTCCGTCTTCAAATATGATTGTTACATTGCTATTTTCATTCAATGCATACGCATCAGAAGGTATATTTTCAATATACACGGTTATACGGTCTTTGAATGCCTTTTTTCTTTTAGCTGAAGTGAACTTACCCACCTTTACATAAAGCATATTATACAGACTGTTTTGGGCATCGGATAGCGCCTGGTCTTTGGTTACTACCTTGTAGAGTGAATCAAACCTATCAAATTCATTTTTGTCGATTTCCTGACTAAAGGCAAAAGCAGGCAGCAATAAAAGCAATAAAAAACGCATTTGGGTTGTTTTTAAGGCTTCTATATTATAAAATAAATTTTAAATACACAAAAACCGTCCGTTAAACATCCATCAACGTGTCGTTAAGCCTCTTGTATAGAACTCCTAAAAGCTACCGGCGGGCATTGTTTTATTTTTCAACTTGCCGGAAAGTTGACCTACTCCGCTTGCAATCCCATCGGGTAAGGTATAGTTTGCAAGGTGTAAAAAGCCGTGTAATTTATGCCAGATTTTTCAGGATATTGGAAGTTAGATGCCGTTGACCTGTGGTCGGGGTATCACACCCTGATTTTAAACGGCACTACCGACTTTTTAAAATACGCCCCCAAAAAAGAAAGCACCGAATACTCTTGGCCTGACCAGCATGGGCTGGACGTTGACCTGACCACTCCTAAATTCCAAGCTCGAACGATTACCCTCAATTGCGCGATTATTTGTGATGACAGAACAGTGTTCAACGACAACTACACGGCGCTTATTACTCAGCTCATGCTGCCAGGCTTTCATTCCATTACCGTGAACGCCCACGGCCCTAAGACCTACTCAGTAGAATACCGGGAATGTAACAATTATAAACCCGTCTGGCCGCTCACCGTGGACGGCACTTCATATAACGTTCACCAATTTACGCTCATCGTAAGGGAGTTGGAACCCAACCCCGGCGCCGTAACACTTCGACTGGTTGATGAATCAGGGAGGTATATCGTAAGCTAATGGACCAAATTACAATATATCGCCTTGTGTCCGGTGTGGAAACTGCCCTAGCCACTATTAAGCCAGATATCAACAGTACCCAGCAAAAGGTGCTGATGGGGGATAATGTGCTCAACCTCACCTTTTCCCATACACAAGAAGCCGGGTTTCAATATGGGGATTATTGCAGGGTGTATGGGGAGCTCTATAAATTAAATTCTTTTCCTACAGCCAAGAAATTGGGAGAAAACCTTTTTCAGTACAGTTTTAAAATGGAAGGGGAGTACTTTGACCTTTCTAAAATCCAGTTCCTTTTTTTAGGCTCGGATAACACGCTAAAGGAAACGGATTTTACCTTAATGAATGATGCCAAAGGGTTTGTGAACCTTTTACTCGCAAATGCCAATAGGATATCTACCGGCTGGAAAAAAGGAGACGTACAGGCCACTATATTTAAAAACCTGTCCTTTTCTAAAGAAAATTGCCTGGAGGTTTTGGGGCGCCTCGCAGATGAATTTTCCCTGGAGTGGTGGGCGGAAGGCAAAACCATCCATCTTTCACCAAGAAGGACGGTTACCAAGCTACGCTTTAGGCAAGGAAGGAATAAGGGACTTACCACCATTACCCGGCAAGCACAAAAAGACGCCGTTTTTGCCACCCGGCTGTATGCTTTCGGATCAGACAAAAACCTTCCCGTAGGGTATAGAAACGGCGCCGTCCGGCTGAAGATGACCGGGGGTGTAGATTATATAGAAGAGGGTATCGCTCAGGGTATTATAGAAGCAACTGTAGTTTTTGAAGATATTTATCCGCACCGAACCGGTAAAGTGACCGCTTTGGGCGGCACGATTTACCGCTTCTTTGACAGTGGAGTTAACTTTGATGTCAACCAATACTTACTGCCGGGCGTGGAAGCCAAACTAACCTTTCAGACCGGCCAGTTAGCAGGCTATCAGTTTAAAATCAAGTCCTTCAATCCAGCTTCCGGGGAGTTTGAGATCCTGCCCAACTCGGAAGAAAAGACCCTACAGGTTCCTTCAGACCTTCTCCGCCCGCAGGTAGGGGATAAATATGTGCTGACGGATATCACCATGCCGCAGTCCTACATCATAGCGGCAGAAAAAGAGCTTACTATACAGGCCAGTAAGTTGCTTCAAAAGATTTCCCGTCCTCAGTATTCCTACACGATAGAGTTCGACCCTTACTACATGAAGCGCCGCAGCAGAAGCATCGCACTTGGAATGGTCATAACCATAGAGGACAGTGATTTAGGCATCGACCAACAGCTTACTGTAGTTTCCTGCACTCGCAACTTGGTAGATGAATACCGCTTCCAGATAGAAGTATCCGATCAAAAGCCAAAAGGAACCATTGCCCAAATCCAAAGCAATTTAACCCAAAATGCAAGGGATATCGGCAATATCAAAAACACCTTCGACCCCAGCCGGGAAGGGAAGTTTCAGGGTAACGTGGACATCTCTAACGGCACACTCAATATTAATAACATACCAATCTTTTCCGGTAACGACCAAGCCAAAGCAGGCGGTTTAAAGGTAGGGGCTTTATACTACCGTATCGGCTGGGGATTGGACATCGTAATATAACATGGCAGACGCAAGAATACCAGAATTTCCCGACTATTCCACCTATGGCGACCTAGCCCCCTCGGACTATTTGCTGGGGTATATGGGCTCGGTGAATCATACGGTAAAAATACCACTGTCCGCTATCTTGGCACTAGCGGCAGACTCGGCAACCTCACAACTATCCACACCGGCCCTGTCTTTGGTAGTAGCGGCAGACGACGAAATCGACGCTTCCTGGTCAGCCATTACCAATGCCACGGCCTATAGGCTATACAGAAGTGAAACGGCTAATTTTAATGATTCGGTAAAAGTATATGATGGGGCGGCCCTGCTCTTTAATGATACGGGGCTTATTTCAGGCACTCAGTATTATTACTGGCTGCAGGCAATAGGCTCAGGTTATGGAGATTCCGGGTATTCCCAGGGTTCGGCTACAACAACCGGTGCCGGTGCAGATGTGACGCCCCCTGTACTGTCTTCTTTGGAGGTATCTACCACCAATCCGAACCAGATTATACTTACTTATAATGAAACGTTACAGACGGTAGGATCGGCCACTACCACACAGTGGACGCTTATAGGCAAGACCTGTACATTCGCCGCTATCTCGGGCACTACCGTTACTCTTACGTTTAATGCCAACTTTGTTCCTGGGGAGATTCCGCTATTGACCTATACCGGTAATCAGGTAAAAGACATTGCCGGTAACCTGGCCCCAACGTTCTCCAACCAGGCGGTGACTAATGACCTGACAATAACATCTGTCCGACTCTCTACTCCAGGTAACTTTAAAGCAACTCCTGTTTCTTCATCTCAGATAAATCTTTCCTGGGACAACGTGGCAAACGAAAGCAGCTTTAAGGTAGAAAGAAGTGATGATGGGGCTACATGGTCTACTTTAGTAACACCTTCTGCAGATGTAACCTCCTACAATGATACTACTCCTGACGCTGGCACATTGTACTGGTACCGATTGACAGCCGTAGGTGACGGAACCAACTTTACTGATTCCGTAGCGACAACAACCAGCGCAACAACGCCTCCGTCATCAGGAGCAGAGTATGACACGATACTTACATTCACCACCAGCACTAACGACAGTGATGCAGGTGTGAATGGGGCTGCCTCCGGCACATCTTCTAACCTTCAATTCCAGTTTAACGCAATTACGGTCAGGACGGGTATAGGCATGCGGATGACTATTAAGGCAAAAATTGGATTACTCTATGTAACGCAAGCTATAATTGACTTCCCAAGTGATTATTTAGGTAAGCCCTTTAAGTTCATAGACGCATTTGGCAACATATACACCAGCAATTTCATTAACAATACCATACAATTCGGATGATAAACATTTTTGCAGATAGACCTACTATAGTGATAGCGCGACAGGATATAGCCTTCGTTGACTGCGGTGTGTCTGCAAATAACACCTATCTGATTATTAGGGTGGGGGAACCGTTTTTATCTTATGACCCTAGTGAAGATGTTAACCCTATTTCCGGATTCGAGAAAGGACAAGCGTACTTCTACTTCGCTAAGACGAATATTGATCTTGAAGGGATAGCTGATAATTCAGTTCCGGATGATCTGTCGGCGCAGCCAGGCAACAATGTGTTTGCGGGTAAGGCGTTTGCAGGTATCGCTCTGCAGACCATTGATTTTGCAACGGTGGGGTTTAATGCTTCCAACTTACAAGAAATCTTCTTGGTCGGCAATCCGTATAAGAGCTATGTTCCTGATGCCGATATAAATGCGATTGATGGATTTGAAATTGGGCAACCTTATTACGGGTACGCACTGGCAGACATGGATTTATCCGCCTACCTGATTCCCCCCATTGTAGTCTCTACCGATATAGAACAGTCGGTGGAACCCTATCACTACTACGGCACGGAAGCCACTACGGATAAGAGTTATTATAAAGTACCGGTACGTTTTTTTGACAACGAGGCCAGCCTTCCTGCTACGGGAGAAGAAAACATTATCTATGTCGCCAAAGCAGAAAATACTTCCTCCTATTGGGATGGCGCCGCGTATGTACAAATCGGCGGGGGCACCTCGTACAGTGATGAACAAGCGCAAGATGCAGTAGGAACCATCCTCACCGACTCCGACACGGTGGATTTTAGCTATGATGACGCAACTCCTGCGATTACAGCAGATGTAAAAAAGCAAATGTCCCTTACCTCGGATTCGTCAGGGTTAAAACTTTCGGGAGACAGTGCCACACCCGGCACCTCCAAGTATTACGGCACGGATTCAGGTGGCACAAAGGGTTTTTTTGCCCTTCCTTCCTCAGGTCTCACTTCAGAGACTGATCCGCTGTCCTGGCATTTGACCGGGACCAGTACCCTAACAGGAAATACCACCATCGCAGGGGGCGCCAACTCATTGCAATTTACATCGACTGCCAATTCGACTGCTGTGCTATCCCTATCGGGCACCGGCTCTTCACAAAGGGGATTGGATGTCTCCATAGCCGGGGGAAATGCCGTTAACGCAAAAACAACGGGCCTAGCGTATGGCGGCTCCTTTGAGGTGCAGCGCACTACCGGATCTAGTGTGCTGTCGGTCCTGGCTGTCATTAGATCCACCACGGGGTCTCCGGGCAGCGGGATTGGGGCGCAGATTGATTTTATAGTCCAAACCACCACCGGCAATCAAACCGCCGTACAGCTAATCAGCAAGTGGCTGGATGCCACAGGCGCTACCCGAACCTCTGCCTTGGAAGCCAATGTCGTGGATAAGGGAAATATTATTAAAGCCCTTTCCTTGCAGGCGGCGATCCTAACCACTACGGATGCCACGCCAACCACCTTAAAAACCCTTTCCATTACGGACGAAACCGCAGGCATTGTGGAAGTAGTATTGGTGGGCAGGGAAAGTGGAACCGCAGGCAAGATTACCGCAAAAAAGATCGTAGGCTATCGCAAGGACGGCGGCATTCTCACCTTGGATAGTGTTACGGATATACTACCTACCTCTGCTACCGGAACGATCGGGGCGGCTACCTGTCAGATCACCACATCATCCAACAATATTATCATCCAGGTAACAGGGGTAGCGGCTACCACGATTAACTGGAAATGTACCGTAAATCAAATAGATAATTAATGGCAAAGACAATAAACATAACAACAACAGCTGAGGGATAACCAATGAAAGCAAAAAATAAATATAACGGCCTTTACCAATCCTACTAATACGATAAATACATGGCAAAGACAATAAATATCACAACCACCGCAGAAGGCAACTTAAGTTATTCCCAATCGGGGGAAGAGGAAATCATCATTACCACGCCTGTGAATTTGTGGGTAGATAGTATATCAGTTTCGTTTCGCATTGATTCAGAGGTAAGAAGTATGAGCCTATCGGATGTAATTACCATTAACTCGGTTGTTTTTTCCGGCACCCTATCGGATTTGAAAACCACCTTGGAAGGCCTTATGCCCGCCTCCGGTGGCTCTGGTGGTTCCGGTACGATCCTTCAGTCTCCGGATAATACCCTGTGGCAAGTAGGGGTCAATGATTCAGGGGCCTTGCAAACCACACAGGTCGCTGAAGGCACTCCGGGAACGCTTCACCTCTTCTCCCCGGATAATACCCAGTGGGAGGTAACCGTGAATAATTCAGGGGCACTGATAACAACACCGATATAAGTTATGAGCCAGAAGTCCACCTATCTATTTGGCTTTACTTGCGTCGCACTCGTGT